ATGACTGAACCACATATTTATGACACGATTATTATAGGTGGCGGACCTGCTGGTTTATCAGCCGGTATTTACGCTGGCCGTTCAACAATGGATACCTTAATTATTGAGGGTGACCAAATTGGTGGGCAAGTCACAACAACCTCAACTGTTGCAAATTATCCTGCTGTTGAAACAATTGATGGTACAGCATTAGTCAATAGAATGCAGCAACAGGCAAAAAGTTTTGGTGTTCAATTCGTTTTTGATACCGTGACTGATTACAATTTTAGTGATGAGGTCATAAAAACAGTTACTGGTAAAAAAGATACTTACCATGCACGTAGCATCATCATTGCTACAGGTGCTGAACCTCATCAAGTTGGTTTCCAAGGTGAGCAAGATTTTCGAGGCCGTGGTGTGGCCTATTGCTCAACTTGTGATGGTGAATTATTTAGTGGATTAGAAGTATTTGTCATCGGTGGCGGCTATGCTGCTGCTGAAGAAGCTGATTACCTCACAAGATTTGCACGTCACGTCACCATTGTGATGCGATCTAATGACTTTACTTGCCCGCCACTAACTGCTGATCGTGCACGTCTCAACCCCAATATCACCATTTGGCCAAACACAGAAATTCAAACGGTGGCTGGTCAAAACTACTTAACTGATGCAACCTTTATTAACAACAAAACAAATGAGCAAACTACTTACCATGTTGCTGATGGTGATAATACATTTGGTATTTTTGTTTACGTAGGCACAGATCCGCAAACAAAAATGTTCCAACATGATATTATGTTGGATGAGCACAAATATATTGTGACTGATTCCCAGGGTCAAACGAATATTCCGGGGGTGTTTGCTGCTGGGGATGTCATTTCTAAGCCACTTAGACAAATCGTCACGGCGGCATCTGATGGTGCCAATGCCGCTACTAGTGCAGAGCTGTTTGTGTCAGAACAAAAGCACAGGCTTAATATTCCGGTTAACCGTTCCGCAGTGTCCGCTCCAAAAACTGACGTTACTAAAGGACCTACAAGTACTATTGATGCAACTAATCATTCTGCCCTTCCTACTCACAGTGGACAGTGGTTCGCAAAAGAAATTGTACAAGCCTTACAACCTATTTTTGATAAACTTACGCAAGAGGTTACCCTGCATCAATTGACAGACGACTCATCAAAAAGTCATGAACTTTCCTCATTTTTGGAAGAGTTTAGCCAACTAAGTAGCCACCTGAAATTTAAAATGGAACCTACTAGTACTGAACTAGAAAGCAAATATCATGTTCACCATATGCCAAACTTTAGATTGCTTACTGACAATGATGAAGATACTGGAATTCAATTTAGTGGTATTCCTACCGGACATGAGTTAAATTCTCTAGTTCTAGCGCTCTATAATATTGCTGGGCCTGGTCAAACAATTGATCCAGAGCTTGTCCAACGTATACAGCGTTTACCAAAAACAGATCTGAATATTGGTGTGTCGTTAACTTGTCATTTTTGTCCAGATGTTGTGGCTGCTTGCCAACACATTGCCGCAATTAATGATAATGTAACTGCCGAAATGATTGACTTGCAATTATTCCCTGAACTACGCGAATCACATCATATCATGAGTGTACCCGCGATGATTATTAATAATAGCGATAATGTTATTTTTGGTAGCCAATCACTGGAAGAAATCGTTTCCGCCATCGAGACAAGCAGCCCCTTGCCTGTCCATTGATTTAAATAAAAAAACAAACTACTCTAGGTTAAGTAGTTTGTTTTTTTATGCATACGAATATTAGAAGTGAGCCAACTCCGCTATTATTACGTGATACAATTAAAGAATGATAAATTAAACAAATAAAACGTTTGTAACTATGATATAAATATTTCAACAAATGATAAAAGGAAGTACACAGAATGCCCTTAGATGGACGAAACAACCTTTAATATCAAGCCTTACATATATAATATGTACAAATTGTGTACAAATAAAAAACGCCCAACCAGAAATTAATCCAGTCGGGCGGTTTTTTAATATATTCAATTTTGTAAGGAATTAACTTTCGCTTGTGCATCAGCTAATGCCTGTTGCGCTTTTGCTAGTTCATCAGCCTTAGCCAATTCACTTTGTTGTTGAGCAGCTTGTTCTTGCGCTTTTGCTTGTTCAGATGTCATTTGTGGGTACGTCTGATTCAATTCATTAATCAATGCAGCGTATTCTTTTTCAATAGCGTTCATGATTATTGCTTCATCGGTGTCTGATAACCCTAGCGCTGATAACGCTTGCTTGACGATATCAACGGCACCAGACTTCTTCGCTTCGCCCTCTAAATATTGTGTCACACCTAACTTTTGCATAGCTACGATTGCAGCCTTTGCCAATGGTGATAGAACGTTAATCAAAGTTGTGGCCTTGCTATTACCAGTAATGACTTTACCAATCCAACCGCCGATGATTGGAATAGCTGCCAAAGCGATTGCGATAATAACATCTGAAATACTATTTACTTGCATGTGATCTCCCTATTTGATTGTTGCAAACGACTTCATCATCGATACTGGCTCACCACCAATTTCAACATTGATAGTTGTTGCTGTTTGACTAATCACTTTGTACTTACCGTTCAAAGTGAAGTACTCCATACGTCCGTTATTGCCTTGAATGTATTGGTTACGCAATTTATTGCCATATTTATCAGTCAAAGTTAAGGCTGAGATAGGAATATAGTTGTTGTAATCAATCACTGGAATACTCATATCAATGTTGACACCATACATTTTGTTGTTGTACTTAGTCCAGTAATCAGCCACGTAGACACCACTAAAGGTTGCATAACGTGTCTTAGCCGGTGTGCTTGGTGAGTTAGTTGACCGTGATGGCTTTGAAGCTGTTTGCTCTGCTGGCTTATCATTATCCAATGAACCAACCACCATCACGTTACCGTCAACACCAAAGTGATTATTACCATACTGCCACATCTTAACGTTGCTCATATTTGGGAAATATTGCATAGGCGGCGTTGCTTGATTAGCAGTAGTTAGATACCAAGCTACCCATAAAGCGTTAGGATAACGTGCATTCACTCTTGATAAGTCAACGTTAGCATTCATGTAGTAGTAACCAGAGTACAGCATTGGCTTATAACCAGCAGCGTAAATCTGATCCATGAACGTCAAAATAGCTGAGGTGTTGTTAGCCTTATTTGCACCGGCACCCGCTTCATAATCCAGTGCAATGTAACTGCCCTTAGCTAATCCAGCGTTTTGTGCGTCTTGTACAGCTAGTTGTGCGTGATAACTCGCTTCACTCACTGAATCACCAAACTCACCCCAGAAATAGCCACCAGTTTGCATACCAACGGCATCAGCGTTATGAATCTGTGCGTAGGCTTTAGGATTGGCATAATGGCTACCCTCACCACCGCCACGACCGCCTAGCTTAACCATAGTGAAGTTATCACCATAACTCTTAAACTGGCTGAAATAGCTTGTGGTTGTGCCTTGATAACTGGCAATGTCAATACCATTAGTATTGGCTGATACACCTGAAATCGTGGCAACTAAAAAGGCAACTGCTCCAATAGAAGCAATCACCCATCGTTTTAATTTATTCAATTTTCATTCCTCCCATTTATCGTGTTTCCACGTTTCCAATTTAGTGAGTCGTATCTCATGGTTGTCCGTAATTGAATTAAACTTTCGCAATCCAACTTTCAAGCCTGCAATGTCATTTCTTAAACCCAATATTGAGTTCACAATGGTATTCTTCAATACCCACCACAAACCACCCAGAAGAATAGACCCCACACTTAGCCAACCCAACAAATCATGTGGCATTTGCATTTATTCACCTCCCTTAGTTAAGATGCAACATAATCCGCACCAGTTATTTCCTTATACTGTTCTGCAGTAATCCACTGTACTTGCACGAACAGTTTCATATCATCAGCGTTGTAAAGTCCCATATCAAAGAATTGAATTACCGTCTCAGCCATGAGTTGTCTCCTTTTTTAATTGTAAATATGCTACTTGCTTAATTAATTCAGCGTTTTGTTGAAGCAAACGGGTATTCGTTTTCGCTTGATTAATCTGTGCTACTGCTAGTTGCTTAGTCAAACCAGAAATTAATTCTTCCGATGTTTTATCCTTTGAATAACGTTTTTTTTCAAAATCTTCTTGACTTATTCCTATTATTGTTTTTTGAACGCTGTCAAATAAAAACGGTTTACATATTCCGTCCTCTGGTTGATTAAATGTTTCATTGTCCAATAATTGGTAATCATCGTCAACTATTTTAGCGTATAACGTATCATTTCCTTTAATGCCATATACAGTGCTCATAAATTCAACTCCTTAATTTTCTAGATGGTCATGCGGATAGACTTTTGTCACTATTTGCATCTTAGTATAATTCCCTTGGTCTGTATAAATGCTAACCGTACCACTAGAAGAATCAAAAGCGCCTAATTTAATACCGTTTGATGCATCAACGTTTAAATGGATATTTCCACTTTCATCCACATTGCCAGTCGCTTTTAACGTTTTGTCCGTCCCCAGAATAGATGCAAATAATTCTATGATTGCAGACTTAACTTGGAATGCGTTTAGTGCTTGTTGAGTGGGATAGAACGTTTTTGTTGTGAATCGCGGATAGCCCGTTATTGGTGTTCCATCAGGTATAACATTATTACTGATTGCACCTTGTTTTGAAAATGCCCTCCCACCATTCAACGCTTGTAATATATTATTATTAATTGATACGTTGATATTATTATTTGTTAGATTAAAAGCTTTTTGTTGAGTTTCTTTTGGTGTACCAACCAACTCATTTCCGTTAATAATTATTTCTCTGAACGAACTAGCGGAATTAGACACACCTACTGACGTTCCCTGAGCGCCAGTGACCGCTATCCATGTATTTGTGAGCATTAATACTTGCCCAGCATCCAAACAAATTCCATAATCTCCACAGAAATCCAACACGCTATTACTAATATTGATAGATGTTCCATGACTAACATTAACCGCTACATTACATTTAACAATAGTGGTATTATCTATCATAAATCCTTCATTATAGTAAACGGTAGGGTTATCAATAGTTACTGGAGCAGGAAGGTTGTTTAATAAAATGCCATTGGTTGCGTACCCGATAAATGAATTGCTAATTGTATTATTAATTGAGTAGTTAAATTCAAATATCGTCCCGTGTTCGTGTTCGGTGTCATTATCTACTCTGATACGTGAAAAGTGAGATTCTTTTACTGCCACTCCATAAATAAATGAAGACCAATTTCCATTACGTGAATGGATATTGTCAAAATAGTTAGCATTTCCTTGTATTTTCATACCAAAAGCTTGTGCATCGTGGGGTTTTGTTAACCAAAAGTTTTTAAATACTAATCCACTTGTGAATATGTTTAATAAACAGTCAGATTGTTTCAACAGTTTTAAAGTTGCCATATTCCCATCAACAGTAAGTCCAGTCTTTATATGCAATGGCTCGCTGATGGCGTATGTTTTGTTAGAACTAAACACAATATGTCCATTTGGATTGCTGTCAAAGGCAGACTGAATAGCCGCTGTATCATCAGTAACACCATCTCCTTTAGCACCATACCAAGCAACATTGACACCTCTATCGTTGAATTCGTTGTTCAGTTTATCAACAACCGTTTGTCCCGATGGCTGTTTAATACTCGATATATTACCAAAATCTTTTCTTAAAATAACACCATTTGAATTAATTAAATTCGTGTACTCAACGATTTGATTATGGAGGGCTTGTGCCTTATCAATACTATCTTTAACAGTGGTAGCATAATCATCAAACTTCTTTTTTACTTGGGTGATTAAATCGTCATATTCACTGAGATAATCTTTTGAATTAATACCGAACTCTACTCGATTTTCTAGAATATTAATAGCTACTTCTAATGTCGAGTCGGCAATCACATTCTTATTGTTATCAGTGTGTGTAATCTTGAAAAAGGCTTGTTGTACTGTCCCGGCGACTGAAAAGACTTGTTCATTAAAGCTATAACGAACAAGTCCTGCTGGTGCATCGAGTACGGTAATACCTTCATAATCAACAATGTGGGTGTTATCTGGTTTTAGAGCTTCAAATGCTACCTGCTTGCCAGTTAAATCATAAGGAACATTCTTATCACCGTCCCAAAATAACATGGTCACGAACTTTAATTGACTATCCCCTTGGCGGCCAGTAATTAATTGTTGTGGTGCCGACTGCTTAGTCACATCAAATGACAAATATTGATTAGACATCTAAAGTACCTCCCAGACGTTTTATAGCCCGTTCTATTACATCAATTCTTTCTGGTGCCGTTTCAAACACATGCCCATTGATGTTTGTTCTCATCAATCGGACTTCTGTTGATGATTCGCCCTTATCGCTACCAGCGTTGATTGTGTAGGCAATGTTTCGTATGCCTTTCAAAGCATTGTCTAGTTGTTCTTGTGAAATACTTTGATTGCCGCCCAACGCTTGATCAATAATTTTAAAGTTGCTAATTAGTTGATTACGCAAACTGTGGTCGAGGCTATTTGATAAATTCAAATCAAGCATTATTTACCTCCTTTTCTGTTGTTAATTTACCGTCATCATCTACTGTGACATTGAACACCGTGCCATTAGGTGACGTTAATTGTAGCCCACCTGACAACTTGGTTTGACCCTCGTAAGTCTTATTACCTTTAATCGTTTCATTGCCTTGATTTGTTGGCACTGTGTACTTAACGCCATTGATTAGTAATGCACCGTCATCATCAAATGACAGGCTATATTTTGTGCCTTTTGGCGAGTTAAGAGATAAGTTAGGTAAAACCAAGTCGTCAAAATCAGTGGCTTTAAAATGAAAACCATCTGGAGTAATTAAAATTCGCAAACTATTAGCAGTTCCATCTGGCATAACTGCAACACCAAAATTGCGAACGCCTAACTTTCCATTCGTAATCGTTGGTCTAACCTGTTGTGACATCTTTACCTCCGTATTCTCCGTATTCATACCAGATTCCATCTTGCGAAATCACATTCAATTTAGCATTCGCGTCCTTAATCGCTTTAGCTAGTGTAGCACTGTTTTGTTTAGCTTGATTAAGCTGTTGCTTGTTACTTCGCTGAAAATCCAATACCGTCTTAGCGTTACTATTCAAAGTGATTGACGGCTTTTGCGTTGGGTCTAGTGGATAATAGCTGTAAGACATCACCATCACATTTGTAACAAAACCAGTATCAAGTATTTCTAAACGCCTGACTTCACCCGGTATTGGCACATCGGTATCTAAATAATCAAGTGTGATTGATATTGCTGGTTCGGTAACAAATTTTGCTTTAGCAGCTGCATCAGCAGCGCTAACATCATGAAATCTTTCATCACTAAAATCTCCACCATCCCACATACCATACTCACTAATCGAAGTATCATCTTTCACCATATGTGGTTGAAAATAAACCGAACCATCATCTTTTTTTGTACTAATAACCGTTAATTGATTAATGATACTGGTTGAATCATAAGTAATTGCGACATTATCAGAGTTGTAACCATAACCTAGCCGATTGCCTAAATTAGTAGCAAAGTTGGCTTTATCATAAACAACAATTTTTTTATTGTCGGGATAGATATAAGCGTCTGGCCAAGTTGAAATAATCTGACTTAGCCCATCAAAAGCGTTGTTACCACCTAAGTCAGTAATTTGCTTGTTAGCAAAGTTTCCTTTTACATCAAACGAGTAACCAAAGCTGTTATTGCTCAAATAAAAAGACAGTACATCACTAACCGAATAAGTTAGCGTACCGTCTTTTTTATTATGTTGGAATATCTTTCTGACATCCAAATAGATGTGAGTTGCCGTAATCGCAACCGTGTTGTACCTGCCTGAATAATTTGGAACACTTTGCTTAATGACAAACTGTTGTCCTTGCCACGTGATGATATTTTCAGAAACCAACAAAGCATAAGCAATGCTATTATCGCTGTAAGCCGTGAACGTAATCTGATAGGTACTATTATTTTCCCAACTAACATTAAACGTCGGTTTGACAATGGATTGAAGCGGTTCGTTTAGGGTGCCATCACGCTTCATCACCGTTACTACTTGACTAGTCAATATAAATAAACGGAAAACTAAAAGTAGTTGTATGACTGGTAGCACCCGATACCGTAATGTCATTCCAACCTTTTTCTAGCTTGATATATCCAAAGTTTGTATTTTGTGAAGCTGGATTACCATTTAGAGTTGTTGATAAACCGTTTAAAACCAAGTTGTCACTTGATTGGATTGCCCTATTATATTGATAATTGGTTCCGTTTGTGTTGTTCGTAATCTGGTATGAGTTGCCCGAAAACCGAATCAGTAACATCAAGTCGTGCCGTTGATAATAGGGGTCAATCGCAATATCACTAGGATTATAAACCTTAAAATGATTAGCGGTTTGTTGATATACTGGCTTTTCATTCAACTTAAAGTTCATACCAAATGATGTATGATCTACATCAATTGCATCACTTCTAACTAATGAATATTTGTATCCTGTTGGTATTTCAAACTGAATTGAAAACAAAGAATCATCATAGCCATCAGCTATAAATTTAATTTCAAACGTTGTTGGTCGACCATACATGACTTTTTGCAAATCAACGTCTGTTCTAAATCTACATAATTCTCTATCGCCAAACAATTGATAAACTTCATGACGTAATAACTTCTGATCGTAATAATCTCTTGAATGTAGTAAAAAATTAGAAGTGAAAACTAACTTTCCAAAAGTTGTTCCTGTAAAGCGACTGCCATCTCTAGTTGCATCATCTTGGTATTTATTATTAAACGTTGGCGTTGAATCACCACCCAGGTATTCAACATTGGGCAGTCTTGTCGTCAAGTCAAACTCATCTTGACCTTTCAATTTGATTAAAAATGTTGGTTTGATAATATTACCTCCTATATCAGTGACTGATAATCACGTAGGTTAACGTCACTGGCTTGTTTTTTATATAAGTCATTCTTATCTAGAACTGCGTTTACTGGCACTGGACTACCCTGAACCTTAACAAGTTGGGTTAATAATTCTACTGCCTGTACGAGATAGTTAATCACATCTGAATCAGAATTTGTTGATGTGCCTGTAGCACCATCACGCTGAGCCATTGCTACTGCTGTTTTACCAAGCAATTCAAAGCCTCTAGAGCTCTTCATACCACTCAATGGGATTATCATTTCTGGCTGGTTACCCTCACTAATTTCAGCAATCTGATGCTTCGTAATCAAGCCACCGTTTGCATAACCGTGACCTTGACCTAAGAATGATAGGCTGTCACCATAACGATGCTTAGCATAGTTCAAACCAGCTAGAATGTTATCATAACCATTCATGATATTCTTGTGACCACCCATAGCATAGGCTCTAAAAGTGGCAGGTGTAACTTGCATTAGTCCACGAGCTTCGTTTCCACCCGTATTCACGTCTCTATAACCATGTTGAACCGCTTTGGCATTTCCACCTGATTCAGTCTGAATCTGCTTTAATACCTTAGATACCATTGAGCCTGAGGTACTTAAACCTAACTTACTCAAAGCTTTCTTAACGTCACCACTCCAACTTTGCACATCATTGTCAGCACCAGTAGATGAGTCATTGATAGGAGCAATAAACTTCTGAATCCATTCCATCATGCCACCAGTTTGCTTCTTGATTAACTTAGATAGTGGGTTGTTCGTAGCAACCTCTTTGGCTTTAGCTCCTGCACTTCTACCAAAATCTAAGAATGTAGTAGCTCCTGATGCCCTACGTCCGTTATAGGTGTGGTATTGACCGTCACCGCTCCAGTTATATTCTTCACCACTTATCTTGTCGCCTTGAACGCCTGTTACTATCGAAGCGTGATTGCCAAACTCTGAACCCGCAGCATAAACAGCAACGTCTCCTACTTTAGGTGTCTTTGAATGAGGTACCTTAGCATTAACCCAATCAGCACCATTACCTAAGTGACTGAATAGACTTGCTGATACTCCCAAGTTCTTTAATCGACTAGCTATGAAACTGACGCATTCACGATAGAAGTAACCCCAAGGGTCAACTCCAGAATCTTTGGACTTGTTCTTAAAGGCATAATCATCACCCTTAGACCCTGTACCACTTGATGAGCTTTCAGATGCCATGCTCCATAATGTCGACCACCAGTCTTTAGCAGTAGATGTTACCTTTTTATAAGCACCACCTGCTACGCCATCCATGACTGATGAAACACCACCACTTTTAAGGTTTAATACTTTCCCTAATGTTCCTGATGGGTCTGCTACAGCTCCTGTAATGTAACTAAACATCTTAGTGAACTTGTCGACACCATTCTTTAAGCCACTCCATGCACTGCCTGCGATATTTGAAACAGCGTTACCAGCACCTGATAGTAACTTACTCCAGAACCCTGTACCACCTGCGAAATGTTTAACACCTTGTAGACCCATGAACATTGCTGTTTCACGTGCGTTTAGAACTTCTGTTCCAGGTAATAATAGCCTTTCAATATTTTGACCCTGAACAATCTCCATCTTGCCATTAGGGTGGATTAATGTTTCTTTATTGCCAGTTTCTGGGCTATCATTACCATCATTTAGAACTGCGTGTGTAAGCTCCTGTATAGCTCCTGTACCATTGGCAAACTTAACCCTTGGTATTTTACCTATAGCATGTTTAGAGCCACCAAAGTCATGAATAAGCCCATTAATACCGTCTATACCAGCGTTAGGAATTTTGATAACAGCATTTATACCGTCACCAGCTAACTGTTTCATACCGTCCCACATTGCCTTGAAACCGTCTTTAATTCCATTCCATGTGTTACTGAATGACTTACCAATCTTGCCTAGCACATCGTCAAATGTACCCTTAAGGCTGTTGATTGAATTGCTACCAAACTTCTTAATATTGTTCCAGGTATCACCAAAGAAGTTGAATATTGATTTCCAACTGTTTACCCATCCTTTATAGATGTTGTGGGTCGTATCACCTATAAAGTCTTTGATGCCGTTGTAAATCTTAGATACGTTTTTGAATATGCTATTGAATATATCCCCAATAGACTTACCCATATTCTTAAAGAAGTTAACAACATCTTTTACCAGGTTATTAACGGCTTTTCTGAACTTAGCATTATGCTTATATACCAGTGCAAAGGCACCAGCAAATGGATTCACGATGAATAATAGAATCTCTTTCCAATCCTTCTTTACGAAATTAAGAATATCCTTAAAGAAGTTCATGATTGTTTTATAAGCTTTCATGAACCACTTGCCAATTCCTTTAAAGAACTGTTGGGCTGACTTAACTAAGTCATTTACAAAGTTTCTAAATTTCTTGTTATGCTTATACAATTCTGCAAAGGCTATCACTACTGCGGTAATAGCTGTTACAAGTAGAATCAGTGGATTAGCTTTTAGGAAGTTAAACGCTAGCTTGATACCTGTACCAGTAACTTTAGCTGTCTTGACTAAACCAGCTAATGCTAGTGAAGCGCCCTTAGTGGCTATTTTGGCTGTAAATACGAGCCCTTTACCAATAAGCTTGCCACTTTTAATTACTGCACCACCTAGTAATTCAAGTGATTTTAAAAATACTTTCGTTGCTAACTTAGCAGTCCACCATAAAGCCTTACCAGTCTTGATAGTGGCATCGCCAATTAACTCAAGTGATTTTAGAACTGACTTAACAGCAAGTTTTCCCGTCCAAACTACAGATTTACCAATACCTTTACCAATCTTACCTATAATCCCTAATTCGCGCTTAGCACCGCTACCATCAACCTTTGGTTTAATAATCAGTCCTGACAAGGCACCAAATACAGCTTTAGTTTTTCCAAAAACCGCAATCGTTGATAAAGTAGCTTTTAATGCTAGGTTCAAACCTAAAATAGATCCGGCTAAAACTTTAAAGGTTGTTGGATGTTTGGATGCAAACTTCCCTAAATCTTCTAATAATGGTAAGGCTATTTTGAGAGTCGTACCCATCGTACTAAAGCCTGTAGCACCTAACTCCTTGACCATCTTAAAGAAGTCTTTAATGTCATCAGCATGTTTAGCAACCCAATTACCAATCTTTTCTATTGAATCAGCTGTAAAGTTAGCCATATCAGCTACTGGGTTAGTCTTACTACCTTTGAATGAACTGCTGAATGCTTTAACAACTGTGTTAACAGCCTTATTTGCACTGTCACCTATACGGTTAAATGACTTATCGACTTCTTTACCATCTAATGACTTAGATAGACCTGATAACATGTTGTTAGATTGGCTAAAGAAGGACTCTGTTATCTTTCCTGAAAGACTCTTGTAGCGTTCCTCAAAATGTTGAGTGAATCCGTCAAAAGTTTTCTGGTAATTTTCAAGTCCCTTGGTACCACCCTTCATCTTTGACATCTCTTCGATACCATTGCCTAGGTCTTCCATGGATAACTTACCGTTCTTAGCAAGATCTCTAAGCTTGTCTTCAGTAATACCCATATGTTGTGCCATAGCTGAACTGAATCCAGGCAATGACTTATTAACCTTAGTCAAGGATGATGATGTAATGTCACCAGAAGCTGCTATCTTACCAAACGTACCTATAGAAGCTTGTAACTTTTCGTCACTCATTCCAGTGGAACGTCCTACGTTTATCCAAGCATCACTAAGTTCTTTAGCCTTGTCTACGTTCTTACCCATGAACCCAAAGGATTTCTTAGTAAGCAATGTAGTGGTATCAAGTGCATAACCAGAAGCCTCATGAGTCTGTTGGATAATATCTTTTAACTGACCTGATAGCTTACTGTTACCATTCGTAAAGTTATCTAAACCTACGTTGATGTTCTGTAGTTGCTTGTTGTAATCTACACCAGCTTGAAAGATGCCACTGATATGTGATTGAACTGATTGCAAAGCATTAGTAATACCAGATGCAATTAAGTTAGCACCTAAAAACTTACCAAAGTTACCCCGTGTCTTGTCTAGCTTGTCATCAATAGATTCTAGCTTACCTTTTACAGTAGCTTCACCTACTACCTCTGGCTTAATCTTCACATCGTTAAAATGCTTAATATCACCTGTAGTATTTGCAAGCTTGGCACCCATTTGCTCTACACGTAACTCTTGGCGCTTATAGGAATCAGAAGACTTATCACCTTGACTAGCTAATTCCTGTAATTCTTTCTTTTGAATTTCCAGTTGTTTTGTGTAATTTTCTTGAGTATTTTTTAAGCCTTCTAGTTTAACCTTTTGGGCTTCCTCTGTGCGTCCTTCTGCTTCAAGCTTTTGCACTCTTGCATCAGTGAGAGAATTACTGTGTTTTAATTCATCATTTAAGCTGGCTAATCCTGACTCTTGGTATTTATAAGATTGGGTAGCTTTTTCTAATTGCCCTTGGTAACTAGTATATTGACGTTCCGCTTTAGCCAGCTCACCATTTAGATATTGTTGTAAATCTTGCCCCTTCTTTGTGCTTGTGTTTACATTATCTAAACCACTTTTAAGGGCTTCTATTTTAGTCTTTTGGGCTTCTAAGGTACTTTGCAGTCCTTCGTATTTAGCTTTGGAGGAGCTAACCACATCTCCTGAAGCCTTATACTGATTTTCCAATATTTTAGCTTCAGCGCTACTATTTTTAACTTCACGCGTTAATTCTTTTAATGCTTGCGAGGCACTATTTGAATCAAGCGTTAAATTAGTAGCCATTTCATTAACGATTTGTTTAGCCATTGTTTACCTCCTTTCTAAATAGATTGTTCTGCTGTATCTGGATCAATACCCAATGAAGCCATGAACTGTGAACCAGTCATTGGTCGGTCTTCTTGACTTTGAGCGCTTAATACCTCGTTCAAACGATAAAAATCTTCTTCCTCAAATTCAGATGGCATGATGTGTAAATTCGTTAAAACATTTTGTTCGTTATAATCAAAATCTTTTATGGCCGTATCAAGAGCATCATATCTTTCTCTTAAGCTTCTAAACCCGCTTCTTCTTCGGTTGCTTCAACTGTTTCAACATGTAACAATTCAGAACTGATACGTGTAGCTAATTGAACTGTTTCATCAAAACTTAGATCATCTACTTTATCAGCTTGTGCATCTGTTAGATTGAGTACATCAACTACGTATTCAATTACTTTTGTTTGCACATCAAGCATCATGTCAATCATTTCTTCTGCTTTTTCTGGATTGTCACTATCTGCTAGTTCTTGGTCAATAGAAAGCTTTGTCATCAACTTTTGTAATTGCCATGTTTTACGAATATTTTTGTTTGATTCTTTTACTTCAAATGACTTTTTGATTCCCAATTCTTTTGCAACATTAATTTTTACTGACATGATTTTTTCTCCTAATATATTTGTTTTGGAGCCTCGTTTTGAGACATAATAAAAAGCCGCTAAGCGGCTTGCGAATTTATACACCCAGTCCTGGTACGACCGTCTTGAAGACATCTGCCAACATAGCTGACTTATCGAATTTTGGTGCTGAACTAAAGAAATACTTACCAAAGCCATCATCACCACGTTCCAAATGAGCAATAGTAATCGCATCAGTGGCACGGTTGTCATTGGTATTGTTACTTGTCAAAGTATGACTAGCTTCTGATGCCGTACCCATATACATACCAATATATAAAGGCTTGTTAATATCAAATGATTCAGCTGATTCAGCCAAAAATGCAACTCTGTTATTAGGGTCTGCCTTACCTGTAATAGTGAAACCACCCTTACTATCAGATGGCATACCTAGCACAGCCATTTTAATTTCATTTGGCAACGCATTGATTGTAATCACTGATTGAGCATTACCCTTACCAGCTGACTTGTAAACTAATTTGTTGCCACCGAAAATATCAGTAGTAGAACCAAACAAATTCGTTAGTGCAACAGAAGCAACACCGAATGAATTATCAACTGTTACATCAAAAATACCAGTTTTATCTGTTGTTGCCTTATCTGTGTATTTGAAGATTCCGTTAGCGCCGGTTAAAACGACACCTTTCTTGTCTACCAGTGCTAATTTAGCACCCGCAATTCCTAATGTTGCCATGTATTATTTCTCCTTTATAACTTTGTTCCGTGTAACTTGAATAGTTTGATAATCCTGTGGAATTTCGGGAGATTGTAATACTCTCCCTTTAATGTCGGCTATCGTATAACCATTTGCAGTTAAGAACCTCATCAGTTCAATCTCTACATCGTCATAATCCAAATCACTATCAACTGAATAATAGATTTGAATAACAACGTTTTGAGCTACAGAGTTGAACGTATTGCTGCCGTAACTGCCTAAAATGCTATATGCATCCCTAACTAAAAGAGACGTCTGATTTGCAGGCGCCTCTTGTGGGATTAACTTAGGATAAATACCATCAGCCCAAGTCACGTGTTCTTTTATTAAATTAAAGGTATCCATTACTACTGTCATGAACTACCCCATTTCTTTTCTTGTATTTTTTTTAGCACTTTCGATTGTGCTTCTAAAACTTCATTTTGCGATTTGTCTCTGGCGTTGTCAATGAAACTATCACCAGGTACATTAACGATTTTTCCGTCTTTGGTTTTTCGTCTCGTACCATCATTCAGGAAGCGTGCGATACGAGCATGATTAGCATCCTTTTTAGTGAATCCAACCGCTGTACTACCGTCTGCCTTAGTTCCATCTAAATTACCAACATCTACGCTATCAGCCAAATGTTTCATTTTACCAATTTCACGATTAGCATTGTAGTGGCCTGCATCCTTTGTTGCTTGTTTTAGGTTTTTAGCAAGTACATCTGCACCGGCTTGTGTAATTTCTTCACGTTCTTCAATCGTCAAGTTAACAACACCGCCTATTTCTTGCAACATTTCATCAAGTTGTTCAGATAAATCAGCCATTTTTCACCACCTTTTGTAAGGTTATGAGGTCGACAGTATCACGCCCAAACGACTTATCGGGACTGATATTGTAGATACTATAAATAGTGTCGTTAATCTTAACGTTTAGTGTTTTTACTACTGAATCATCATGGCGAATAGCAATCAATATTGTTTCAGTGATGTTTTTGCCAGCAAATGTGTACTGTTGCGTTAAGTTTTGTGTTCGATAACCAAACCATCTTGAAAATGATGCCACAAATCCTTTTATGGCGTTACCATTCTTAGGATTGTAACCAGTTGTTCCCTCAACACCAAATTCAGCACGTTCGTTAAATTCAAGTGGGTTTATCGCCATCGAACGCCCCCTTTTCTGCTAAATAATCGGCATAATTACCTCGTAATTGAGCAATAATGGAATTAGTAGCTAAATCAACTGGAAAGGCTTGAACTAATGATAATGATGTCCTAAACGTATAATAGCCACTTGCTAAAGCGATGGTAGCTACATCTACAAGTGGAGAAATATTATCACCGGCATAAAATTTATCGTCATCAGTACCAATAGCGTTTTTAATGTAATTGGTCGCTGCTAAGATATATCCATTTAACAAATCATCATCAACAGCAGAGTCAACTCGCAGAGATATTTTTAAACTATCTAAAGTTACTGTCATGCAACCTCCTAACACCCGCCCACTTTCGTGTACTGTTTATTTCCTAAGCGAGTAAGTTTAATTACTTGCCAGCCGTAAAGTTAGCCGTTTGGTCAGCGATTGCCTTAAATGAACCGGCAACAAACGCTTCTGTATCTGTTGCTACAACATCAAAGCGATCAATCACACGAATCTTAGTCAAGTCCTTTTCAAAGGCACCAGCGCCAACGTTCGTTGACAACAAAGACATTTGTTGACGGTCAAACAATGTGACAGCTTGCTTTAAGTCACCAAAATACAATGGGTGCGAACCTAATACATCTGGCAACCAACGATCAGCCACAACTTTAACTTGCTTACCATCGATAACTTTTACATCTGACTGTGTAGGGTCTGGTTGTAGCAAATAGTTTCCCATTGCATCCTTTACCTTATTCAAAACAGCTAATCCTGATACGTTAGTCAAGAAGAATGACGTGGTAGCAACAGCAGGGTCAACGGCAGTTGATACCATGTCCTTAACATCATCAAACTTGGCAATGGTTGGCTTTTTAGGTGCGGCGTTCATTACCGCAATAATAGCCTTGTTACGAGTAACAACAACCTTCTTAGCAATCCATGATGACAACCATGCCAAAATATTTTCAGCCGTGTCATTCAAAAGTGTATTGGTTACTGTTGAAATACCAGCATAGCGCTTGATAAGGTATTTAACGATTGCTAACTTAGGGTCATCGTTATCTCCAATAGCCGCATCATCTGCATCCAAGTTGGCCAATGGTGTAACATCAGACCATTTCTCGTATACGCGTGAACCCGACAAAGTTGATACTGATTCAACATTGACATATTGTTCCAAGGCATCATATTGGCGAACAAGCGTGTGAATAGCTGTTTGAATATCTTGTGGAATAGTCAAACCAATAGCGTTACCGCCCGAATCAGTGCTTGAATTAATTTGATTAATCACGGTTGGTACACCTTGGATCATGCCCTTAAAATTATCAACGAACTTTTTCTTCAAGTCGTTTTCTTTTGGCGTTAATTCAGGTGTCGGCTCTACGATTTCATCAACTACGTTTTCAGCTTGTGCTTGCACCAAGTTTTCGTGTGCTAAGTCACGCTTGGCGATTGCATTTGTAATTTTTGTTTGGATATCAGCAACATCTTCTGCAGAAGCAGCATCATCATCAACCATGAGCTGTGCTTGGTTTTGTAAATCAGAGACTTTTTGCCCTAAATTCACCCATTTTTCGTTCAAATCATTAATATTTACTGCCATATTGGTTATTTCTCCTTGTCTTTTCCCAATAAAATAGCCAACTTACTTTGCTTTAAATCGCTAGTAGGTTGACTATTTTTTGCTTTATTTTCTAGTTTTTCAGTCTTTTCGGACTTGTTCAGTAGATTAAGTAGCTTGTTAACGGCTGATTTAGGCACAATATTAGCTGTTGTGTTGGAAAATGCCGCTTGTTTTTCATCGACAAACATGATTTCATCAGCAAAACCCTTATCAACGGCTTCCTGAGCGCCAATCCACGTCTCTTGAGCCATCATATTAAGCAAGTCGCCCTGTGGCATACCTGTTTTTGATTCATAGGCATTAGCAATCGACTTATCAATGCCATCCAGTACATTAATTTCATGAGCTAGATCATCTTTGTTACCGCCTCCATAACTAGCTGCTTGATGAATCATAAGTTGAGCAGTTGGCGAAATATTAACTTTGTTTCCAGCCATGGCGATGACGCTTGCAGCACTGGCTGCCAAGCCTTGAATGTTAACCGTTACATTAGCCTTATATTGGCGTAACATAGTGTAAATTTCACTAGCAGAAAATACATCTCCACCGTTTGAAGCAATATTCACTTCGACGTCATCGTCATCATCTCCATCATTTAGGATTTGAGCAACCGCACTTGGTGATGCACTAGGAATTCCAAAGAAACTATAAAACGCGGCAGTTTCATCATCAACGACCGTGCCTTTAATATCAATTGTTTTGGTCAATATCTTCACTCCTTTCTGTATTTGTTTCAGGAATATCTGGCATGTCAGGTGGCAGATACCCTGTCTTTTTAAGCAACCACTTTGCTTCAGCGGCCGTCAGTGTGTTACTTTGCTTAAATGTGTTTATATTTGTGGTGTAATCATCGTTTACTGGGTCAATAGCTGGTTTAATGTCGATATCAACCGAAGATGATTGCTTATTTGATAATTCGCTGGTAATAGAACGTCCAAACCTCATAAGAGCTTTGGCGTAGTCACCACCTATCATTTTTAACGAGCTTTGTTGGTCACCTTGTCCGTTTAAAACTGAATCAGGTATGCCATAGGCTTTTGCAATTTGTTTTGAAGTCCAGTCTGTTTGAGCAAGCAACTTGGAAACATCCCCTTTGATTTCAAGCGGTGTATAGGTTTCTAGCTTGTCAATTACGACTGGACCGCCATTGGAATTATTGATTTGGTTCATGAATTGCCGTGACAAAGCAGATTTATGCTTGGCTTGCATTAATCCACCGCTGTCAACTTCCAAAATACCAGGTGTCAAAACAGATTTTGCTAAGGCGTTGATAGTTAGCTTGTTAGACGAGTCTTTAATTTTTAACTCACTAGCCAACGACCTTAGTGGACTGATTCCGGTTGCGCCGCCGTTTTGACTTAGCAACCTAAAATGAATCATATCTCCTGATGGTATGCTTTGCTTAATACCAACTAACGGCGAATCGAATGTAACATTGTAGTACAATCCGGAATAATCATCTAGCGGGAATACACTAACTTGACTAGGTCTCAAATATTCCCATCTGATATCTATTCCGTTGCGATTACGCCAACGATATACAAAGGCTTCACCACCCAACAATAGTTGAGCATATACCGCTTGCCAAAAGCTATGTCCGTTCGTCCAAGTCGTTGGATTATTCAACATACTCTGATTCTGAGAATTATCAGTAATTAACTTTGATGAAGCTAAATCTGCGCTTAATTGAAAAACGGTAGAGTAAATATCTGAATTGCGCAATGCAACATCTGCACTTACGTAATCATCTTTACCTACCGGATTCAGAAAGTTCACAATTTCAGGATCATCAAAATTAATTTCGTTACCACCACCCACATCTAAGCTGTTTAGAAAGCGCGGGCTAAATAATGGCAAGATTAATCACCTCCTTTCAGTGTGCTATTAGCAATCATTTCAGTGACTAATCCTGTAACAGCAAATGAAATAGCTAGCGTAACGCCACCCGCTATTTCATTTAAGCTAAACATTGCCCAATTAATCGTAATCAACGCTGCTAAATAGCACATCAAGTCAAATATTCGCCAAATAAACGGCAATAGTTGTTTAAATATCATAGTTCGTCTCCCATCAATCCGGCTTCATCACTAAGTAGCCAGTCTAGTTTTTGTTGTGGCGTCATTCGTTCAATCTGCTTTTCAGGGTCATTCACATCCGAATAATCTTCAAAATGTATCATCCCCTGATATAAGGCATCAATAATAGCATCGACAACATCAATTTTTAGCGTTGCTTTTGCTTTATCTACCTGAATACCTATCTTGTCTTCAATGACTTGTGCGTTCAACAGCGCTTTTTCCATTATTTTGTCATCAAGCCTTGTAATTGAACTCTCAACAAAGGCTGACTGTAAGAACTTGGTGGGGTCTTTTAATTCACTAGTCCGCTGTCTAATGGCCATCAAGTTCCAAGATGTGTTTAATTCGAGCTGTTTAATTGCTGGTGTTGCACCCCATGCATCGTAACCAAAAAAGACAACTTCTAATCGGTTGTCTTCTACGTAATTTAATAACCATTGATAAACCTGATCATCATTTATCAGTCCTTGTGGATGCGAGGTGATTGTACAATGACCTTTCTTAGCCAATTCGCGGTAATTGATACCATCTTGCTTTTCTTTAGCTTCAATACTGCCCGCTTTTTCCCAAGGAATAAAAGAATGCTGTTCCACATGCCAGTGCTTTTCGCCTTTACTGTCCATGTATGGATAAACAAATGCAATAGCTGTATTATCACTAAACATTGAGTAATCGTAACCTATGTAAACTTGCTTACCATAAATTTCAAACCTAGCAGTAATTGCACGCTCAACATCTGATAACTTTAAAAATGATGCTTGAGATACTTGTAGGTAGATATTCATCGTTTTGTTTTGAAACTCTGCAATTTTACCTTTAGCGGCTAATGTTTCACGTAAATTAGTAATGCCTTTCGTGATACTAGCTTTCTTGTCCGACAGTCCGATTAACGGGTTTGATTTTTCCCATGTACTTGGTTCAAACATTTCGTTTTCACTGTCTTGTGACCACACTAGCCACAGCGAATTGTCATATTCTCTGCTCCAATCTTTTTCCATTGATTCAACACCACGTTTTAAATCATTGAAAAATTCAGTATTCAGAAATTCATAGGCTGTTGATATCTTAATAAATTGGTGATTTTTGACGTCTGTTTGTCCAGTAATAATTCTTGAAGTATACTTACCAGCTTTTTCATCACCAGCCTCATCATAAATAGCGCTAGTAAAGTGATATCCAACAAATTTACCTGATTCATTTGATATTTTAACTAATCGGTTGTTAGGTTTCTTAGCTACAATTTTACGTTCTTGTGCTTCTATAACTCTAGCAGAAGCTATTTTTTTAAATGCCTTATTATTGTTAATCAAATCGGTGATCATATATTTGACGTAACCATACAGTTTATCAATCTGATCAGAACTATTACTGGCTACTAGATAATCTTGGTTGCCAAGTGTTGCACCCTCAATTAGAAACGAATAAGCAGAAATGATAGCAGCAAAATATGTTTTCCCTTGCTTACGAGCGACACTAATATCTGCTTCAGTAAAACGTTTGTCTCCACTACTATCTCGCCATCCGTTTAGTTGCGATAATATAAATTCTTCCCAAGCCATTAATGGCAGAGGTTTACCAGCATCGACATCAGGACATAATGAAGCAAAATATAAAATTGCTTTAACTTGTTTGAGGTCATAATGATACGGAAATTCAGGGTCTTTATTTTCTGAACGCATTAAGTCTCTCACGTGTCGTAGTGAAGCTAGTTTAATTTTATAGCCAGCTATTTGTTCGCCATCTAAAACTCTGAAAGCATATCTTGTACCACTGTCCTGATACTTTTTTCTGATTTCACTATAATCATCAAGCTGATAAGCACCCAAAACGTCTTTTGATTGTGTTAAATCAATTTTTTTCATCAAGCACCACCCAATACTTTCATCATGTCATCTATTTCTGCTTGGTCATCATCTTCATCATCAACTGTTATAGATAATAGTTCAATACGACCGCGTGGTGTCATTCCTAATGCATCACATGCAGAACGTAAATTCTTACTTGCTTTATCAATATCAGACACAGCAGGGTTTGGCTTGATTAAACCACCCTCAGTTAAATACTGTGTACCATTCTCTTTTATTGATTCATAAGACAATCTCATGATTTGGTAGTTAATGCATAGTGATTCAACTATTGTTCTATCTAATTTTTGAACATCGTACTGCTCAATTAGCATCGGAACAATACGTCTCCACAAATATCTAGCCGTCCCACCCAAGTATTCAGGTGGACTAGCTGATAAATTGTTATTTTTCATTTAATCCTCCATTTCTTGGGTAGGTTTAGGGGGTACTTTTCTAAACAAAGAATCCTAATATACCAGTACATCAACCCTCAAAAAACACCAGAAAAAAACTTTTTAAAATTGGCGTGTGATGTAAGATGACGATATGTGTGCGCTCTCTTGTCTGACCGAATAGGGCGGGGGTATCTTGCATTTTAAACTCTGTTTAGTATCAATACACGTGAGCGATTTAAAACGCCTTAGAAACGATTTTATTGACTATTTTGTTTCATCAACTTATTAATCATAGCTACACTTCTAACAGGACTAACGCGCTTCAACTGATTGTCTTTACCTGTGCCATAAGTTAGCTGTTCCCACTTGGTCTTTAATGTATGACATCTACTACACGTCACTGCAAGATTAGCTATGTCTGCCTTATCATTCGGGGATGCTTCAACCGGTACGATGTGATCTACTGTCTTTCCTTGCTTGACTACACCATCACACTTACAGTATTGACACAAGTAATGCTGTTCATCTAACACTCGCTGTCTTAGGTTAACCCATTGCTTTGTCCGGTAGAAGTTATACTGCCCACGCTTGTTTTCATCACGATTGCGTGTCACTGTATTGTATCTGTGCGTTGCTTGCTTATCTCTTGGAACATACACACGTTCTTGGTCTGCATGTTTAGCACAATAGTGTTTAGGCAACTCGACTATATTGAAGCAACCATTAGCTTTACAACGTCTGACTCTTGCCATAACCAACTATTCCCGCATTATTTCTAAACATATCCGTTGCAATGTCTTTAATCTCAAACTTATCGTGGTCAACATTACGTTCAGATATTTGTTTGTTAATTCCTGATGACCTACTTATCAACTTGCCTACTACACTGATTGCGTTGTTAATACCTGTCATCACATTCTTAATCGCAGTCCAAACACCTTCTGCTTTATGTCTATTGTGCAAATACATTTCATGTCTTGCTCTACTCAATTGTTTATGTCTTGGGTGTCCTTGTTGCATAACGTTCTCCTCATTGCTTGGTCGGCTTAGTCGGCGCACCACGGTCTAGGTTTCTTATCGGAGTTGGTGCAGGTGCAGGTCTCATCTTTGTAGGCGTTGGTTTGGACTGTGAGCCTTCATCTATTTTGTAAACGGCTTTCAATCCGGAAGATGCAATCGTAAGTATTTCAGCAATGTTCTTCAATGCCACACTTATTAGAATCTGTATTAAAGCAAAGAAGCCCAATATTACAAGAACAATTATAGTTAACGTATTCATCTTTTCTCCTCATTCTCCTCGCTTCTTAACAATCATCACCTTGTTAGGGTCTTGCATAAGATTATCGAACGAATATCCTAACCTGTTGGCTTCACTAATAACGTCCATAACTGTATATGGTAAGCGACCCGCTAATTCTAATACTGAATATACGTGGTCTCTTTCGACCATTTGAACTAAATACTTTGATGATAAATTATCCATTCTATTTGAATAAGGTGCTTCTTCGCCAGTTATCGGTTCTTCGGTTGTAAAACCGCCATTTTGCCATTGTTTATCTCTATTTTGTTTAAAAATATCATCATGCCACCATACGACAACAATAGAAATAAGCAACACAATCAGCACCATAAACAACCATAAATGCCAATACTTTATAAACATTTCTCCTTGTGTCAAGTGAATCCAATCATGTATAAATTGTTTCATCTTTTCTCCTCATTCACTGCAAAATAAAAAGCGCTTATGCGCTTAATCAATCTATCTTCTATTTTTAAAATGATAATATACGGCCGCCACGATCATCATGAATAGCATTAGCGCTGCCAGTGTAAGATACAAATATAAAGTATCAATATCAGTATTTTTTTGTTGTTGCAAGTATAATCATAACTTTCCCTCATCTGCTCGTTCTGTAATTATACTACTAGAGAGAAGTGGGTTGGATTAGAAATTGATAACCGTAAAATCATCAGTGTGATTGGCCAAATAAATTAACAACTACTACACCTACTACTATAAATAATATGCCAATTAAAGTAGGAATGTTTACGCTTTGTTTCCAAAGAGTCACGCCAACAATCGTAACTAAAATAATTCCTAATCCGCCCCAAATTGCATAAGCAATATACAACGGCATGTGTTTAACAGTTAGCGATAACATGTATATTGCTAATCCAAAACAGAATATACAAATTAGTGTAGGTTTTACCTTCGTGAAACCCTCGGTATTCACGACCATATTTGAACCAATAACTTCAGATATAATGGCTATGGCTAAATATAAATATCCAACGTTCATAATCAAATCTCCTTATCTTTATAAACATCGTAACATTTTTCATTAACCTAAATAAAGTGTTCAACTTTCAATCGGTCGTCATTGTACTCAAGTGCATACATCAGCTTGTTTGCACCAACAAAGCCGTTCATAGTTTCCCAATCATCACTAGGCTTTGGCGTTGAGAACTGTCTGAACACCACTCCATTTTGGTCTTCTGTCTTATCAAAGTGCAAGTGGCCAGAGTGTATCTCGGTTGTTGTTGCAATACCCCACAAGTGTCTGCACTCATTAGCTAGTATCTGTGCAGGATTCTTTTTGTTGACATTGCCGTGTTGAATTGAGATAAGTACATGACCTAATAAGTAAGCTGTGCGATAACGGTTGTTCACATCTACTAGTGCTTGCTTAAATCGCTCTTTAACCCAGATCATAAACATGTAAGAGATATCAAAATCATGATTACCGCCAACTGACTTAATCATCACTGTATTAGCATTCTGCAAAGCCGTCACCACAATCGCTTCAGTAAATTGCATAGCTTCATCAATAGCCTTTGGCATATCAACATCTTCAAGTATTGTGCCATTAACCGTTTCAGTGCTGTTAATCTTATCAGAATGAAGCATATCTCCAATCATCTCAATAACAATCGTGCCATAGCCTTGCTTAATGATGTCTAGTAGCTCTGACAACTTGTCTTGTACATCAGATAAATGAGTGATACCCCAATGGTTGTCTGCAATCGGTATAACTAGGTTACGCTTCCGTGATGAATCTAATGAGTGTTTAACTTTAAGCGGTTTAATGTCACGTGTTAATATTTCAACCGCTCGCTTGATACCATCATCAACTTTAGGCTTAACCGTAATCTTAGACTGATACAAATCAATCAAGCCATTCTCGACACTGTTCTGTTGCCAGAAGTTATTACGTGCTGATACGATATCCCAATCATCAGGATTAAAACCGTGCGCTCTTAATACGAACTCTGGGTCTTTAGCCTGTTCAGAAGTCATCTGCATAGTAGTAGATGATGTTGTGCTGCCGTCCTTGTTGATGACGATTTCAGTACCACGTTTTACATCTTTGACTTTGTTCGTATTCTTTTTCATTTTGTCATATCTACTGCTAGTATGTCCTGTTGATAGATATCGTGAAACAGTTCGTCTGCCTAAATTGACACCGAATTCATCAAACAACCGTTGCGCTATTTTGCTAGATGATAAACCTTGATTACTTAACTCCGTAACTCTGCTTTTATATTCATCAGTCCACTTCAT